ACCATGTTGGTAGTCGCTTGCCGTGAGCAATTTAACAAGTCAGATATTTCTGTAATAGTGTAACCTTCCTTGTCGTAATGACCGACAACCATCAGATTACTGAAAGCGGATTTCAGGCTTGATGAACAAGTCCACCGGCTAAATTTTGAGTGGCCTCTTTTCTGCCGGAGTTGAAATACCTTTACTTGATGTCGTGCGATTTCCCTCGTGTACTCTTCACGCAAGTGCTTGTATGTTTTGCGGTGGTCCTCTGCAATCTCAATCCTGTTTAGAAGTCCCATCACTTGTCCTCCATACGCTTGATGTAGTTGTTAACAGTTGATGCGTGCCATAAAGATTTCTCAATGGCATCAGGTTTGCGTTGTGCGGCCGGTGATGCTACGCCCAGTTGGTTGAGACGGCGGGCAATCGCCCGTAATGACTCACCGTTAGCCAGCATTTGTTGGATTGTCGGCCAGACAGTTGCGGCTCTCTTATCAGCATTGGCTTTGACCGTGGCGTTGCCCTTCTCTTGAGCCAGCTCAAGCCTTTCATGGCCACCGAGCTTGGTTATATGCCGTCCTTCTTTGGTGACATAGTGCCCCTTAGCTTCGATCTCCGCTTGTATCCGGGCCAAGCTGGCCTTGGTACGTTGCCGGATTTTTTCGCGCTCATGCTGATCAAACATTGTCCGAAACGCAATTGAGGTTTCATCCAGTGTCGGATCGTCAATAATCACAATCTTGATTTTATCTGTTTTGACTAACTGATCGAAGAAGCGCAGGGCTTCCCATTGCTTACGAGCCAGACGGCTCAAAGAGTAGATGATCAGGGTTGCCCCCTGTTTCCGGCAATACCTCAGGCAGTCTTGCAAGACCTCGCGGTTGTGCCAGTCCTCGCCGGATGACACCCCCTCTTCCCGGAACCATTTGACCTGATGGTCACCGCCATTGAGCCAGCCCTTGATGCTATGTTCTTGTGTCGCAACATCCTGGCTGTCGGTAGACACACGGACATAGGCTGCATACTTGCCGGTATGCGGTTGCCCGTGATCGTCACGTTGTAATGCTGTCATGCTGATCTCCTTTGCCCTTTGTAAACAACAATACTAAAAGAACTATAAACGATGCCATTCATTCAAAAATTTTATGCACTTTATAAGTGGCGAGAATGGGTCAGTGCGGTTGGACACTAGCCTACCTGTCAACAACGGATCGTCATAAAGGTGGTCACTCTGACGCTTTAATTGCCATACACTGTCAGGACTATCATCATTAAAATTATATCGCTGATGCACATAATAGCTTTGTATTACCTTGCCATCACGATCAACGACATCAATATCAAAGCCCCAAAGCTCAACGTGTGACCGAATTTCAAAATTCGTATTCGGTTTGCCAAACATCCACATGTCATCTCTCCTAAAACGTTACTGATTTGTTCATCTATGATTATAGATAGCACTATGATATCGATTGTACAAGGTCTAGAGGTAACTTTTTGCAAGGAAACGTACATATGTCTGATAACACTGCACTTTTTGTGAGGATCAGCCGGGAGTTAAAAGCTGATCTGGAACGCGAGGCGAAGCGACAACGCCGGTCACTCGCATCTTTGGTTGAAGTTTTACTGGCTGAACGGCTCTCGGATAAAGACCGCAATGCGGCCTAGCAAGTTCAGGAATAAGAAGGTCCAGCTCGACGGCTACACCTTCGACAGTCAGGCCGAGGCCAAGCATTACAAGTTT